CCTAATGACATCGTGCGACTGACCGTCAAGGCTGGCGCCATTGAAGTGACCGCCGAATCCGAAACCAGCAGCGGCGCTGAATCGGTCGCATGTGATGGCAAGCTGCCGCAGCTGGCCGTCAACGTCCATTACCTTATGGATGGACTGAAGGGATACACTGACACTATGATTACCATTCAGGCCAACACATCTACCTCGCCTGTCGTCATCGGCCAGACTTATCTGGTGATGCCAGTCCAAATTCGGGAGTAATACAATGGCGCGCAAAAGCACCAAAGACGAGATCCAAAACCGGGTTAATGAGGTTTATGGTTTGCTTTTGCGCGCATGGAATCATAATCAAATTGTTCAGTACGGTTCCGAAAAGTGGGGAGTAAGCGAACGTCAAGTGCGTGATTATTTGGCTGAAGCGCGTAAGTTAATAGCGCTTGACGCCGAGCTGGAGCGGCCTCAATGGCTAGAGGCCGCCTTGGCGCGGCTGCAGGATTACGAACGCATTGCACGCGAGAACAACCAAGTCGGTCTAGCCATGACTGCCGTAGAGAAGCAAGCTCGGCTATTGCGGTTTGAGATGTCGTGAGCATTGTCAGCGGCATTTGCGAACCAGTACCGCTGCTGTCATTCATGCAGCAGCAGACGCCCGAGGACACTGCTGACCTGCTGGCCCGCATCCGCAGCGACCTCCACCCTGGGCAGCTTGCGTTCGTAGATGACACCGCAACGCAGATCCTTGGCATCAGTGCGGGCTATGGCGCTGGCAAGACCAGGGCGCTATGCGCTAAGGCCGTGATGCTGGCGGCAGTCAATCAGGGCTTCATTGGCTGCGTGATGGAGCCGACCGGACCGCTGATCCGGGACATCTGGCAGACGGACTTTGAGGCGTTCCTAGAGGCGTACGACATCCCGTACACATTTCGCGCGTCACCGCTGCCGGAGTACATGCTGCACCTGCCGGGCGGCGATACCAAGATCCTGTGCCGATCCTTTGAGAACTGGTCGCGCATTATCGGTCTGAACCTTGCATGGGTGCTGGCTGATGAGATCGACACCGTGACGCCCAGCATTGCTAACAAGGCATTCCCTAAGATCCTCGGCCGTTTGCGCTCGGGCAATGTGCGGCAGTTTGGCGCGGCATCAACGCCAGAGGGCTTCCGGTGGATGTGGAACACATTCGGCAGCGATGATGCCAAGCAGCGGCCAGACCGGCAGCTAATCAAAATGCGCACGGCGGACAATCCACACCTGCCACCGGACTTCATCGAACGGCTGCAGGCGAACTACGACCCGAGCCTGCTGCGGGCATACCTCGACGGCGAGTTCGTCAACCTGACGACTGGGCAGGTATATGACAGGTTCAATCGGGCAAAGCATGTTGCCGCCACAGTGCCGGACGTCGCCCGCGAGCCAATCCGCGTTGGTATTGACTTCAACGTGGGCAACATGTCTGCCGTGATCGCCGTGCGGCTTGGCAATGGCCTGCTGGTGATTGACGAGATCGCCGGTGCGCATGACACCGACGCATTGGCGCAAGAGATCCGCAGGCGGCACCCGCAGCAGCAGATCTACATCTACCCAGACGCAAGCGGCGGCAGCCGCAGCACCAACGCCAGCCAAACCGACATCCAGATCCTGGAGTCCTACGGCATGTCAAACCAGTCACCACGCAGCAACCCGCCAGTGCGCGATCGGGTATCAGCTGTGCAGGCGCTGCTGGAGAACGGCAAAGGGCAGGTGCGGCTGCAGGTGGCGCAGGGTTGCCGCCGCGTGATCGAATGCCTAGAGCTGCAGTGCTACAGCGACAAGGGCGAACCTGACAAGGATGCAGGGTTCGATCACATGAACGACGCACTCGGCTACCTGGTGTGGCGTGAGTTCAACCCGTTGCATGCAGGCGCTGGGCGTGGTACGGGTGTGCGCATCTACTAATATGGCTGCCATGACCTATATCTTCAGCTCCGGCGGCGGCGTCCAGTCCACCGCTTGCTTAGTGCTCGCGGCGCAGGGCCGCATCCCCTATCGCATCTTTGTGTTTGCCAATGTTGGCGATCAGGCCGAATCGCCTGACACTATTGAATACATTCGAAAAGTGCTTAAGCCATACGCTGCAAGACACGGCATCGAATGGGTTGACTTGCAACGCAAGCGGCGAGACGGCACGCCAGTAGACCTTTACGAGCATCTGCATCGCCCCATCCGATCCATAGACATTCCGGTACGGATGGCCAATGGAGCGCCAGGTAACCGCAACTGCACAGTGGAGTTCAAGATCAAACCCATTGCGCGATGGATCAAACGCAACGCACCGGACTGCATCCTTGGCAAAGGCATCAGCACTGACGAGCCACACCGTGCCACGCCAAGCCGCGAATCTGATGGTTACACCAGCGCTTACCCGTTGATGGAGTTGGGTCTGAGCCGTCAAGATTGTTTGCGCTTGGTGGCGGAAGCTGGCTTGCCGCAGCCGCCTAAGTCATCGTGCTGGTTTTGCCCATACAAAACCACCGACCAATGGATTACCATGCGCCGCGAAAAGCCAGAGCTATTTCTCGCGGTCACCTTAATGGAACAGCACCTTAACCAAAAACGCACGGCTATTGGTAAGGATGCTGTTTACATTAGCGGCGTTGGCGCCCGCAAAGGATTGCCGATTGATGAAGCCATACCAGACCAGCTTGGACTGTTCCCAGAATGGATTGACGAGCAAGATGGCTGCGAGAGCGGCTATTGTATGACCTAAACTGTTGGCACTGCGGGCGATCTAATGTATAGCGGTTACAACTTCTATGACCGGCCGCTAGCGCAGCGCACCGTAGCAAAGGTCAACGACCCCAATACGAATTGGTATGCGCAGGAGCCGCATTGGCTGCTGATTGAGGATCTGCTGCAGGGCACGTATGGCATGCGCAAGAAGCATCGCCGCTACTTGCCGCAGGAGCCCCGCGAACTAGACGAGTCCTACGACAACCGCCTATCCCGTAGCGTCTGCCCGCCGTACTACATCCGCCTAGAGCGCATGCTGGCGGGCATGCTCACCCGCAAACCGGTCCGGTTGGATGACACCGCCGACATCATCCGTGAGCAGCTATTTGACGTAGACCTGCAAGGCAATGACCTCAACGTGTGGACGTATGAAGCGGCCCGCAAGATGGTGCGATATGGCCACATTGGTACGTTGGTGGATGCACCGTCTGATGGCGGTAGACCCTACTGGGTGACATACACACCCCGGCAGATCCTTGGCTGGCGCACCGAGACGCAAGAAGGCAAGCAGGTGCTGACCCAGCTGCGGCTGGCCGAGGTGGTCACGGTGCCAGATGGCGAGTTTGGCGAAAAGGCCGTCGAGCAGGTTCGTGTGCTGACGCCTGGCGAGTACCGCATCCATCGCAAAGCCGACAGCGGTGAGTTCACAGTCGTCGATGAAGGCCGCACGAGCCTCAATCAGATCCCGTTCACCATTGCCTATGCACAGCGCCATGACTTCATGGAATCCCGTCCGCCGCTGGAAGACATTGCAGAGTTGAACCTCAAGACCTATCAGGTGCAGTCGGATCTCGACAACCAACTACACATCTCGGCGGTACCGATGCTGGCGTTCTACGGGTTCCCGTCAGCAGCTGAAGAGGTATCAGCCGGACCCGGCGAAGCAATCGCATTTCCAGCTGAAGGCCGCGCTGAGTACATCGAGCCAGCAGGTCGCAGCTTTGACGCGCAATTCCGCAGGCTCGAGCAGCTTGCGTTGCAGATCAATGAGCTAGGGCTGTCCGCAGTGCTAGGTCAGAAGCTGAGCGCCGAGACCGCAGAAGCCAAGCGCATTGACCGCAGCCAAGGCGACAGCACCATGATGGTGATTGCGCAGAATATGCAGGACATGATCGACAACTGCCTGCAGTTTCACGCGCAATACCTCGGCAATGCGACTGCTGCCGGTAGCAGCTATGTCAACCGCGACTTTCTCGGCGCACGCCTTGAGCCGCAGGACATCACTGCGCTGCTATCGCTTTATACCGCTGGCACCATCAGCCAGGAAACCCTGTTGCGTGAGCTGGCCGAAGGCGATGTGCTGGGTGACAACTTCGACGTAGACGAAGAGCTGGATGCTACATCCAATGCGGGGCTTGGTCTACCGTCTGATGGACAGTGAGCACACCAGAAGCGCTATATCGCAACGCCATCGACCTGAACAGGTATAGCAATAGCGTTGCGCGGCGCATTATCAACGCCTACAACGACATCATCATTGATGCAGTTAATCAACTGCGGACCATCGATGAGCTTGCTGCACCTGTAAAGGCCGCCAGGCTGCGGGCCATCCTTGCGCAGTTAAAAGACAGCCTCGGCACTTGGGCGGGCGATGCAACGGAGATCACAGCGGCTGAGCTGCAGGGCATCGCGCAGCTGCAATCCGAGTTCGTAACCGATCAGCTTCGCAAAGCGCTACCGGCTGGCGCACGGGATGCGGTCAACACCGTGGAGATCAGCCCGCAGTTTGCGCAGTCGGTTGTTACCACCGACCCGACACAGCTCAACGTAGTAGCACTGAGTGATGACCTATTCGCCGCAGTACAAGGCGCCCCGGCCACGTTCAATCTGACCGCTGCGCAGGGTGCCACGATCACGTTGCCAAATGGCGAGGTAGTTACCAAGGCGTTCCGGGGCATCGCCGTCGATCAGGCCGAGCGGTTCAGCCAGGTGGTACGGCAGGGACTGCTGACTGGTGAGCCCACGCCTGCCATCGCCAAACGACTGATTGGCAGCCTGCAGTTCGGCGAGGAAGCTAAGACCGTCCGGCAGCTGATAGCAGCAGGCGGGCAAGCCACTGCCGTGGCGGACAATCAAGTCATTGCCCTGATACGCACCAGCATTAACCAAGTAGCCAACACCGCCAGCCAGCAGGTTTACGAGGCCAACCAAGACATCACCAAGAAGTACCGCTACGTTGCCACGCTGGACACCCGCACCAGTGCAAGGTGCGCAGCGCTTGATGGGCGGGAGTTTGAATACGGCAAAGGTCCGATGCCGCCGCAGCACTTCAACTGCCGCAGCACCACTGTGCCAATCATCGACCCAGACATCCTGCCGCCGTCAACGACAGCCACCCGCGCCAGCAAGGATGGCCAGGTGCCGATTGACCAGAGCTACGGCGAGTGGCTATCCAAGCAGCCACGCAGCGTACAAGCTGATGCGCTTGGCCCTGGCAAGGTTGCATACTTTAACCGGCTTGCCAAGAAATACGGACCACGCGATGCCATCGCCAAGCTAGTACGCGATGACGGGTCAGAGTTAACCTTAGAGCAACTCCGCAAACGATATGGACCTGCCTAACCTGCGGCACTTCACGCCAAGCGGCATTAGCTCAGATCCTGTGGAGGTGCTGATCGGTGAAGCATGGCTGCCAGCGATCTACACCGACAAAGGATGGGCAACAGCAGACGGCGCTAGCCTGCTGGTAGGCATTGAGGAATGGCGGCATGGCAAAGAAGCCGACCAAGGCGGACAAGAAAGTCGCCAAGGTAATGGGCGAGTTCAAGCGGGGGACACTGCAAAGCGGCAAGCCGGGCCCCGGCAAGGGACCAAAGGTCAAAAGCCGCAAGCAGGCAATAGCCATTGCTCTATCTGAAGCCGGTAAAGCCCGCAAACCCAAAGGTAAGAAGTGATGCCTAAGTACACCGGACCAGCCAAGCCTCAAAAGCCCATGCCCAAGAAGGGGGGCAAGAAGAAATGAAACGCGGCGACCGGGTTAGCTGGAGCTATCAAGGCACGCGCACGTTTGGCGTA